AGAAGGCTTCATCCGGGATGCTTGCTGTAACTGTCATCAGGATATCCCCGATGCCGATGAGATTGCTGCTGAAGCAGGCAATATACCGACCAAGGCCAGCTTCATTCTCGATGCGCACGAGATCTTCTTTATTCTTTGTTACAGAGCAATTCGGAGTGGCGAATTTGACACTGAAATCTATGTCATCCATTGTGCATCCTTCGGGCAGATCCGACAGGATGACTTCCATCTTGATGTCCGAAGGCTGATGGAAGATTTTGCGAGTCTTGTCAATCATAATGAGAATTTATTGTTGTCATCAGAATACATATATGTGAAAGTGATGCTGTGCAAATCGGAATCCCCCTCAATAGTGGCCTCTACCGCATCGATGACTACGGGTTTCCACGCTCCTGACACAAGGTGATATATCGCAGGAGACTCAAGCAGCTGGGCGAGAGCCATTGCCGACTTCAAGGTCAGATGCCCCGAGTTCTGCTTATATTTCCTGGTATTCTTACCGGTGGTCTTCACTCTCTTGCCGTCTTTGATTCCGCTCGTGAACTCATATTCCGGAGCAGCAGTGCATCTCCCTGACATGGCAATATTATCCCATCCCCCGAGGCGGTTATAGAAAAGATACTGCTCCATGGATGGACGTACTACGGTATAGAAAGGTGAATATACCGGGTCGCCGTCGCAATAAACGACCACACGGAACGTCTCGCCCGGAAGAAGGTTGAAATCCTTGATTGAGCGAAGGAAGCTGATAACGCCCAGCGGACGAACATTGTCGTATGGACAGAGCTCCGTGATGTCTATCATCCCGCTACGTGTAGCAATATATGCCTGGTTAACTATGTCGGTCTGGACATAGCTGATTGGCAGGATATAGTTCTCGGGCACCTTGAGTTCATCGGCGTCGCTCATTACCTCAAGGGCATCCTTTGAAAAGAGATTCACTGAACCGTAATGATAACTGCCATCTTCATCATATTCATCCCTATATTTGAGGGTGATGTAGTTCTTCTGAAGGGAGGCAACGCTTCCCGGAAGAGATGGAGAGTATAAATCCTTTATTTCCGGTACAAGTTCGATCTCAAGGCGCCCGGAGAAATCCGGCCATAGCGAACCTTCAAACAGTACTACCTTTCTGAGGCTGTCGTATATGTAAACATAAGGACTATTTTCCGGCTCAGTCCGGATTATTATCAATGGGTTCTCATCAATGTATGAGATGTCTTTTAATTCCTGATCTATCATAGCTATACTTCGTGAGGGTATTCGATATCTGGCAATATCCACAGGCTGAACTGGCCAGAGATGATGCCTTGGTTACTTACTGTGAAACTGTATCCTTTGACTATGGCGCGATGGTGCCTTACAAGCACAGGCTTCGTGATATCGATGGCGGTCAACTTATCTGCCGGAATATGCACGCTTACATTTGCTTCAGGGGCATGGTTCAGTTTGAATGTATTATACTTCCTCCAGAAGCGCCCGAAAAGGCCTTCAGGATTAAGCGCGGGGAAAAGAACTGTTCCATCAGCTTCAACCCCAGTCACTGAGCCGCGCCAATGGCTTCCGTCATAATATGCCCAGGCGACCATCAGAGGATGGTCTTGCTCTTCTTCTTCGCCTTCAATAGTTGTGTTATAATGTATGGCGTTGCCAAGGTGAAGCAGTATCGGAGATGGTCTATAATGGCCGAAATTATCGCATCCAAGTGCCTTATCTTCAGTTGCCTTGGTCTCTCCTTTGGAACTAATAAATTCGCCGCTAAAGGGGAAATTGTTATAACCAAGAAATATTTGCTTGTAAGTATTGCCAGACTTGACGACCTGAATGATTTTCCCTGTCGGTGTGTGAAGATATACGCCTGCTACATTACTCGGTACATTTGCAACCTCGGTAAATGAGCCATATTTGTCATTGAAATCCTGCAACGTATCCGCAGGTGGTTCTGCAAGCGATGTATCGACTTCAATGGCCACGTGCTCCATGTCCGGAATTTCCAGCAATAAATCATCATCCATATATTGCGTCAAATCAAATGAAGCAGGTTCGCCCAAGATTTCATCAAGTATGATGATGCTGACCTCCTTGCCGTTGAAGTATATGTAAGCTCCGAACTTATTCTGGAGCCAGCTAATAAAATCTACAAGGGTGATATCAGGTACTACGTCTTTATATGCCACATTCCCTTTGCACATAAGATCAGCACAAGGATGCAGAAGCACAAGGTGATTATAGGGCTCTTTGGAGAAGTCGTTACGAACAACAGTATAATTTCCAGTTGCGATGATGATTCGCTCGATGATATGATGTAAGAATGGGAAAGCTGTAAGCCCATATCCATCAGGTACGTTGATAGTGACGTCCCCTTGCGTGTAAGAACGGGCTTTATATACAATATCGCCGAACCATATACCATATTCGTCAGATTCATCTGCGAGTTCGTTAAGAGATATAGAGTAGCCATCCATCAACTGAACCTTAACCGGAAAATATGCGAACTTGCCGGATGATTCTTCCTCCATGGCTCTCTGGGTAAGAGCGGCAAGTGTAGCCATGGAGTATTTTGCCGGGTATAGCTTCTGGTAATTCAGTAGGCTTTTCAGTCTTCTATCTTTGTATGACACATAGAAATCACCCTCACTGTATGTGAAGCAACAACCAATTTCCTCGCGGCTACAGCTTGTAACTACCAATCTACCCTGTATCTGGAAAGCGCCGTGTTGAAGGATGCACTCTACATCGTTTATGAAACAGACATCTCGGGAAAGCCTGTCGGGGCGATCGGCTGCTTCCAGATTCTCCTTGGTAGCAGCAAGAGTGAAAGTAGCTGACGCGCTGCCTTCATCGCTGAATACCGGATTATTCGTCTGCATCTCAATGGTGAAATCTTCCGGAAGAGTGAATTCACCTTTCTCTGTATATAGCCTCATTTGAGTGATATCTTGGATTTAACTCTCTTCTGATAGTCCTGTTTAGCCTCCAGCTGCGACAGCACGACATACGACATCGGTGTCTGGTCGATGTAGGCCTTCAGGAGCGAATAGATACGTACTAGAACCCCGTCACCACCCATGGATGAACTACCCCCGACATAACCGCCATCGGCATAGCCGGCAGCAGATTTGCGCCCGGCCATACGTCCTAGACGTTTGCGTTCGATGCGGGCCACCTCGCGGGCAACAGACGGATCCCTTAGCTCCGGGGCAGCGACCACATATTCACCGCGATGGACAATGCCGGCAGGCTCAAATCTTCCCCCGTCGCCGGTATAACCGCCGTCTGCATAACCGGTGACTTCCCTGGTCTTGACCACGGCATTTGAGCCGGAACCTGAGCCTCCGGAAGAACTGACACTGGCGTTCTTGATGGCGTTACGCTGCTGTACGATAGAGACGACCTCCGCTGCTGTAGTGGCGGCAATGACTGCGGCCATTACGCCTCCGGCAATAGGGCCGAGCTGGGCGAAAGACTGGATGGCTGCCAGAGCTCCGGCAGCGATTGTCTTTGCTATCTGGATAGCCATATCGACATCGGCATATTTCTTCTGGGTATCGAGCTTCTTCTGCTCGTACTCAGCCTCGATACGCTCGCGCTCTTCGGCATTGTCGCCGGCGGCGGTGAGCTCTGCCTGCATCTGTGCATCCAGTTTATTGAGCTCCGCATCACGCATGGCATTGACCATATTGCCCGCTGCATCAAGGAACTGATTGGCAACAGTCAGCGAGTCTTGCCAGGTCTTGACACTGATTTCAGCAATGTTCTTGGAGTACTCCTCGTGAAGCTGCTTCTTCCGTGCAAGGAATTCTTCCTCAGAGATGAGTTGCAACTCGTGCATGGACTCCAGATCGGCAAGCTCAGCCTGGTAGTCGTTCTGTGCCTTGGCGAGCTTCCCGCTTTTGCTGGCCGGCTCGGTAGAGTTGTTCTTCTCGGTGAGCCGGCTGATTTTCTTGACTATGTCCACATCCTCCGGAAGGTTGTCGAGTAACGCCTCTATCTCGGCTTCGGTCTCCGCAGTGAGGCTTTCAAGCAGTTTGTCTGCTTCCTTCTCGGCGTCCTCGTTCATCTTCTGCATCATCTGCCGGAACTCACCGTTGTTCTTCTCGAAGAGCTGCTGAAGGGTGCGCTGCGTGGCCAGCTGCTTGTCAACTATCTTGGTCTGGAGGTCGGTGACATCCTTGCCGTAAGCCTGATTGATGGCAATCTTGGCATTGAGCATTGAGATCTCGGCGCCCTCGCTCTTGACATTGAACTCTGATTCCGTGATTTCCCTCCGCGCCAGCTGCTGCTTCAGCAGAAGCAGTTCCTTGTTATAGGCTTCCTGTGCGGCATTGATGCGGTCCTGATATGCCTTATCTCTGGCGGCCTTCTCGTCTGCATCAATCTGTTTCTGGAGAGTGCCACGCTTGCGGGCTTGAGTAGCACTTGCAGCCGAAAGCTCTTCATCAGCCTGCTTCATGGCGAGCTTCGCATCGACATAAGACTTTACAAGGTCATCGTTGGCAAGATTGTACTGGCGTGTCAGGCGAGCGGCCTCAATTACAGATTCATCCCAGCCCCGGAGTGCCTGCTGAACTTCATTCAGTGCCTGGGCATTATAGTTTATTGAGAATTGGTCGGTGGAATGACGCATTGAAGCCCTAATTGCATCCTGCCTCTCCAAAAGAGCATTGTATTCACCGGCCTGTTGAATGAGGTCTCGGTTCTGTTCATACTGGTCCACAATAAACTGAATCTCAGTATCGCTCATCTGGGTGCGAGTCTGAAGAACGCCCATTGCTGCCGTCATCTCCTGCTCAGCCAGGCTCCTCTTCGCCTCTGCCAACTCATTCTCCTTGGCGAGGACATTATCCAAGGCATCCATCCTGGTCTTGGCATCGTTGGCGGAGTTATTGGCTATTTCCATCTGGGTATTGATGTACACCCTCGCATCCGCCTCCATAAGCTTGTATGAGTTCTGTCGCTCGAAGAGCTCATCACGGAGCTTAGCTGCTTCCCTGGCCGACTCCATCGCATCCTTGATGGATGCCTTCCTAACATTGTTGCCCTGGCCGATATTGGCAATGAGCTGCTGCCATCCGGCCTTGGCCATATCTGTAGCTATGGCCCATTGGTCAGCCCAGGTCTGGGTTGCGGTGGTAAAGGTCTGGAATGCTTTCTTGGCGACATTGACTGCCGCGCCGATGGCTTTGACTGCGAGAGTGCCGACTGTAAATCCTCCGGCGATGCTGGCTCCAAGCCCCTTCATTGCGCTGCCAGTCTTCTCTCCGCCGGCCTTGACTTCACGGATGCGGGCCTCTGTCTTCTTCAGCTCATCGTTATACTTCTGCCAAACTTTAGGATTGGCCTCCTTATGGGTATTGGCGAGAGCCGCACGCACCTGCTTGGCGTGCTTCTGCAGCTGGCTCAGAGACATCGAGTTAATGCCAAGGGCTTCAGCATATTTGTCAGCCCCCTTGGTTGCTTCCTTCAGAGCCTTGGTATCCGCGTCGAGAGATTTCTTCAGGGCCTGATATGCCTGAGTCGATTCCTGCCCGGAAGAGCGCATCCGCTCCATCTTCTCGGTGGTCTCAGCGATGGACTTGCGCAGAGCATCGGCGGAGCGCTCGCAGTCTGCCAGGTTCTTCTGGTAGGCCGCTGCCTGCTGCGGATCCAGCTGGATGTCGGCAATGAACTTGACTATTTCGTTTTTAAGAGATGCCATACCTTATCATTTTCGACGAAGGTACGGCATCGGCATGTCCCAGGAAAGGACAGATATTTACACTTTTCGTCCGGAGAGAGCCCCGTCGATAGTACGCACCATCAGGTCTGGAATGACCCTGTTGAGCCAGCGGCGCACTCCGCCAACCAGATATCCATATACCTGCCTGTTATAGATGGGCACCTTCTTTTTCCTGCGGCCACCCTTGCCCAGCTTCATATCGATGAAGCGGATATACTTCGGGTAGGTGACAGTCACATTGCTGTCACCAAGGGCAGCGCTGCCCTGTAGGGATGATGCGAGACGGCCTGAACGGCGCCTGAGAGAAGAGGCGGCGATGGCATTCTGTTTGGCCAGAAGGGCCGTTGACTGGGTATTGAGCAGGCTCCTGGCATCCTGCCTGAAATCATCAGATAGCATTGCTTGAGAATTTTTGACGAAAGTAAACGAAAAACCCTGTCCTCGAAAGGACAGGGCCATCATAATCCTTATTGTTCTTCTGGGCTGGAACTATCATCGTAGTCTTCGTCTTCGTATTCATCAGGCTCCGGGTCCGAATCTGTGAGCCGTGACTTATAGTAATGGCATACGGCCACCTGCCTGCCATCCCCGTCAATGACCACAAAAGCAGGGAGAGATGACGGAATTAGTCCGGAATTCTTGCGGGCCTTCAGCCTGCCGGCCCATTTGCCGACAGGATTGGTGATGACGGCCTTGTTCGAGCCCTGGACTTCGGCCAGCCATTTGATGGAGTGATAGCCCGGACCGAAATATGTCGTGGCGGTCCTCAGGGCTTCGTGTGCGATATAATCAAGTGTTCTAATCATTGTCTTCAAATTTTAATCAAAACTTTCAAGTATGACCTCGGCAATCCTGCCGGCGGTCTGATATAGGTTGTCATCAATATCACCCAGCTCTTCGCTGAAGAGGGATTTGTGAAAATCAGACATATCTTCGCGGACCTTGTCGAGCTGAATGGTGCACTGCCTAACAAGTATCAGGAGTTCAAGAAGAGAATCGGAAGGTGTCATAGCTGCTGCTCCTCCTTTTTGGCTGTGAATAATTTGAGAGTGGCATCTGACAACAGATATGAGCCGAGGGCGAGATAGGTGCTTCTGGCATCAGTGAGCTCGGTCATAATGCTGTCAAAGAAGTTGTGATATTTCTGCTGTACCGGCTCGGGAAAGGTCTCGTAAACATTGCGCACGGCATTGATTGCATCAATAATGGCCTTGTTCCCCTTGTTGACAAAGCGAGCATTCTTCCTGGTAATCTCTATGCATTTCATTCCGCCTCGGCCCTCCCCGGCTCGCTCTTTTTGTCAGTTTTTGACAACCACTCTTCGACCTCCCTTTCATCTTCGATGCCGGCAATCGCCAAGGATACCTCGGCCTTCTGGTCGAAAAGCATCTTGCGCATTGATAACATCATCTGGGAGAGTTCAGAGAGCCTCTGGCCATCGACAGGGAAACCCTTGTCGTCGTGGATTCTCTTCAGGTAGAGAAAGGCCCTGTACATTTCGGAAGCACCTTCAATCAAGGTGTCCATCGCTTCGTTTGCGGTCTCCAGCATCTTGTTGGAGAACTGCGGATTAGGATTGTTTAGCATATAACAAAAAAAGGAGACCTGCTAAACAATCCACTTTAATGGTTTGGTGCCTCGGTCACCCTACGGCGGTCTCCTAAATTAAATTCTATGTAATAAATGCAGCCAACCCTTTCAACAGGGTACAACTACACAGCAGATTGTTTAGCACTGCAAAGATATATAAATTTTCTTATTCCGTGCAACTTTTTTTGCATTTTATGCAAGTTCCTCCAGAAACAATAAGCGGAGGCTTTCGACCTCCGCATTATATGTTACTTACCGTGGCAGTTCTTGTATTTCTTCCCGCTTCCGCATGGGCAGGGATCGTTCCTGCCAGGTTGACTTCCCTTGATAACCGGTCCGGGTTTTGACGGAGATTTCATAACAAAATCAATATCGTGCGTAGAAGGTACCTGAAAACTGAATTTGGTTTTTCCGCCAGCACAAGTGACGGCAAAATCCCCAATGGAGATGATGTCCATACCGATAAGCACCTTCGTTCCGTTTAAGCATCCTTCCGTTACCCTTACTGTAGGAAATGTCAGCCCGTTTGGAAGAGCTATACTGATGGAATATGTATTGACTATCGCTTCCCCATTGGCGTGGAATACTTTTGCATTACCAGTAGGCTTCAAACCCAACTCCTTGACGACAGAACCGTCAATAACAGAACCCATAGCACCTGTATCCCACAAAGCAGGGAACTCGTGCATCTGAGGGGGATTAACGCCTGGTTGAAATTTAGGGTTGAAGGCCGGTGATATCCAGCAATTAGTATTCAGGCTCTGGGCTCTTCCCGAATATTCCACAGTGAATGACATCGGCTCCATATCACACAAACATTACTCTTGAATGGAAGGTTTGTGTATATGCGCTGTCGCCCTCAGTACATTCCTGAATGAGAAACGTGCCAAGTTCATGCACCTTTGAAGTCTCAAAAAGAGCCTCTTCATAACTGTCATAATGGCCTATGACCCTGCAATCCTTAATGACAAGGAACTTATGATTAAACTCCTTCACCAGTTCGCTCTGATGATCGAGATAGTATTGAAAATCATTCTTCAGCATAAACGACAACTATTATTCGCCGCAAATTTAGTATTATTTTATGAAAGATTTAATGCATAGAATGATAAAGATACAAAATCAGCTGTAAATCTTCTTTTTCGTGGGGTCACGAAAAAGATATGCACGGCGAATGGCCTTCCTCTCCAGATGCTCATCCCAGGTCTTCTCAAGCCTGTGGAGCGAATCCCATATTTTCTTTTTGGTCTCTTCTTTCATAGTGTGAAACTTTTGTTGCAGACAAAGATAGTAAAAAAGCCGCGTACCTCACGGCAGACGGCTTCATAATCAATCAGAATTTCAAAAGTTTCACAACGTTCTTGACAATATTGAAAGATTCAGAGGTAAAGCAAATCCTGGTATTCAGGTATGGCGTCAAAGCACGGGCATTCCTTCAGGCGCTCAAACTTGTCCACGATGCCGTTGCCATTCTTGTCTGGGGAATAATCCCTATGACCGGCGATTTTCCTGACGGTAGGGAAGGCAGACACAAGCTGCTGAAGAAGGAAGCGGAGGGCATCCTTCTGTTCGTCTGTCCTGGTGTCCTTGGCCTTCTTATTCTGGTCGAGCCCGCCTATATAACAGATGCCGATGCTGCATTTGTTGTAGTCCTTGACGTGGGCGCCAACCTCGCGGAGGGGTCGGCCCTGTTCGATGGTACCATCCAGGTCAATCACGAAATGATATCCGATTTTCCGGAATCCTCGCTGCTTATGCCACAGGTCAATGTCGTGGGCATAGAAGTTTCTGCCCTCAATGGTATCCGAACAGTGGATGACGATGTCTGTCACTTCCCTTTTAACAGGGAGGCTCTCTTTGATGTAGGTCTGTGTTTCTTCTCGTGTCATAACTATACCATATCTATACCGTAAATGTCAAACTCCATACTCCACCCCTGAGAATTGGCAAGCGCCTTGGAGGCGAAAACCGTCAGCGTGGCCGGGTAGTCCATCCATTCTATGCCACGCCTCAGGTCGTCGTCTTCCCTCATACGGCGTCGTATGGAGGATAATATTTCCAAACATTTGTCATTGATGATTGCAGAGCTTACAAGATCCATCGAGTCCGGCACGGGGCAGGCAACGGTGACAGCAACGTGAAAACGGTCATCCTTGCGGTCTGTGGCCGTGTTGACAGTGCTGGAGATGCGGTCATACTCCACGAAGAGGTATATGCCTGCAACCGAACTGATGACAGTTGCGAGCTTCTCCGGATCCGTTCCGAAGATATACTCCGTAATCCCTTCGATTTCTCTTCCGGAAGGCTCAGCCAGCAAAGCCTCCATCAATGCCCGGTAGTCGTCGCCATCAGGAATGCGGAAGGTCTTCCGGAGCACCGCAGCCGGCACGAAGCGGGCGAAATATTTGAAGATATCCAATACTATCATATCCTATTCCTCCTCTTCTGATACTGTTGTGAACGGAAGCACCTGCTCCACGTCCAGATTGAGTTTCTGCGCAATCTTGCCAGGTTTCATACCCGATCCCTGGAGGGTATGGATGCTGTCAACTGTCTGCTGGACCATCGCTGACAGGAAAGTATGCACATCCATTTTGCTGACGCTATCAAAATCGCCATAACCGGCCTTTGTTAGGGCGAAGATGCCGGAGTTGCTCCCAACCGGCGAAGGCTCCGCTTTTTGCCCTGCTTTTCGGAAAATGAGGTCGTAGGATGTATCCCGGCGTATGGATTCGGTGATGCCACGGAAGTTGTACATCACTGCAATCCTTTCATCGATATTGGCCTCTGATTTACCGTTGTAAAGCAAACGCATCAATGTGTCCAGAAGTTGTAATGCAAGGTCCTTCCTATAGTTCTGTATATACGATGCCTGAAGATTGAGAAGGCTGATTCCCGAGGTGTACTGCGCGGCATTGAGGGTGGTGTCAATGACTCCGGCTGCGTCAGTATCGTACTTATAGCCTTCTATATCCCTGATTTGAGGGAAAAGATTATTTTGCATTACAACTTCGACAAAGGCTGTCTGTGTCCCGTCAGAGTTGTAATGCAAAGTGTATGGAAATGTAAGCAACTCGCTCAGCGAGAAGAAATTCACCCCGAGGAAGTCTGTCAGCCTGGTTGAAGGTATATCCACGCCAAGGCAGGCCGCTACAATCTCGATACGGAAGGATTCGAAGTCCGTATGCCCCATCTCGAAATTCCACATTGCCCGCGCAAGCCGGCTGAATGTGGCAGCATCGCATTCCTCCCATTTGGAGGGTATGTGATATATATGCTGGTTGATGGTAAGGGTTATCATAGAGTAGTATAATATTTCTGGTCTTCGGTCTGGGATGTGCCGATACTTGATGCTCCTGAGGCAGATGCCTTCATCCTGTCGATGGACTGCATCAGCGAGTTGTAGCGGCTGATGAACTGGTTGTACAGGCTGGTTCGCTGCTGCGGCTGGGTGGCCTTTGAGTATTCGTGCGAATCGTCATAGCGCACGGACCTTGGAAGCTCGGTTATGTCGAACTGCATCACGGCGTGGGCCATTACCTTGTAGCAAAGCGCCTGTTTGGCAAGTTCAAGCATCTGGTCAGAAGCTCCTGACGGAAGAACTGAGGCGATATCGCTCCAGTTCTGGCGTATCAGATACAGCGCCTTGAAATAAAAATGGGAAGAATTCCCTATCCCGAAATATTTGTCAAACTCCGATGCGCTTCTTACGGGCAGCTGCTCACGGTCCTTGAAAGTGGCGGTCGCATCCCATCCGTAAGACTCGGAGTGAGCATCCAGCCAGTCAAGCAGGGCGTCAAGAGATGCCCAGTATGACTCCAGATGGTGGGCCTTGACCTCTTCGTGCTGGTATTTGTACATCGAGGCATCGGAGCCATTTTTCTTGGCGGAGGCGAAGATCTGATACTTGAAGGAAGCCCCTGAAGCAATGGCCGACTTCAGGAGTTCAAGCGGTTCACCTTCATCTCCGCCAAGAATGGCATCAAACACATCCTTTGGTATATATTCGTTGATATCGCGAATGCTTGCACGGATGGACGGCAGCAGCTGCCCGATAGTGGTGTCGGCCACCATCCCGTCACTGTACTGCTGGAATTCTCCCAGATTCGGGAATAGCTCTTTTGCTGTCATCTCTATTGTTCGCTTTGGTTGGCCATACGCTTGGCCGGTGAAACATCTTCCTGCCGCTGAATGTTTGGACGGTGGAAGCCTATACGGATGCCGTCAGCATACTTTTCAGGGAAATTCAGCGCAATGGCTTCATTCAGATCTGCGCACACCACGCTGTCCGGAATGGCCTGCTGGGTGAGGTAAATCATATAGTTGTAATAGGCATCGCTTCCGGACTTGGATATGGTGCCGTCGGAGGTGATGTTGGAGATGGATGGGTCAATACCCTTCGCTGAAAGCAGCACCATATCGGCCCTCTTATCGACGGTGATCAGCGCCTCGATATATTCCTTATACTTCTGAGGCACCTCCTCAATCTTCCACTGCTCCAGCTCACCATTCTGGTTCATGAAGCTTCTGGTCGCATAGGTCTTGCCCTGGTTCTTGCCACGGCCTGCAAGAAATGAGGTGAGATTTGCCAGCTCCATGTTCACGTATTTATCGAGCAGGGCTTCGCTGTACTCTGTGCCGATTTTGAGTACCGAGCTGCCGACCTTGATGGTGATAAGGTCTTCATCCCTGCATCCCTGTGCTTTCTTCTCTTCGTTGGTGCGGCAGAGCTCCTGAAGAGCCTGGGCCTTGGCATTGTACCAGGCATCAGGTATGATGATGTGGTGTCTGGCGGAGAGGGCGTTTTCGAGGAAGGAGTTGATGTATGACGGAGTTGCATTACAACCGACAATCCACTCCCGGATACCGTTGAAGAACACGTTGGAAGCATAGATATCCTGGTCGTAGTCGGCATTCTTGCTGTAGGATATGGCACCATTGGCAGAGAGCGGATTGACAGGGTTGAACTTCGGATATACCTTGAAATTGGTTTCCGAGGTCGTTCTAGCCCAGTTGCCTACCATTACTGAGTCGAAATCGGACGGCTCAATGTCCGTCTTGTTATGGATGTCCTTCGTGGTTGCCATCCTCACCCTGAGTTCAGAGATGTGCTTCAACCCGGCCACAGGATGCGCACCTGGTATCATTGCCATCTGGCCCCTTGAAAGCATCCACTGGCTGAAGATACCCTCGCTGTAGTAATATGAGCGGATGCACTTTATGAGATATGCCTGGTACGAGTCCGGAAGGCCGTTGCGCTTCCAGCTGTCGAGCCAGGTCTGAATCTCCAGATCACGCAGATAAATACGGCTGACAGTACCATCCTCGTTGGTCTCCTCCCTGAAGAGCATCGGTCCGGTACCGTACAGGATGGCTACCTGCTTCTCGATAAGAGATGGCAGCAGCCTGTTGCCCTTGATAAGGGCAGCGCACACATCCGGGTCATCGTTATTGATGCCCGCCGGCCAGAAGAAATAATTGCCCATCCTGCGGGCTGTGATGGCAGGCAGGCCGTTGGCGCTGGTACCACGGCCATTGTCTGTCAGTGAGGCCTGGGGTACTGACTCTCCAATCTGGTAAGTGAGAGCATATCCATTGCCGGTGTATGTTCCGAACTTATTCATACCACGAAACTCTGTACAGTTTGTTTCCTTCATCACTGAAGCCGATGGCCCTGATCAGGCAGCGGTAGCAGCTACGTGGCTGCCCGTCGGAAGTGAGAAAGAGAAAGTAATTCTTGCCGTCGATGTCGAACTTGTCGTGAGGGAGGGGCCTGCGCATGGTGCATCCTGAGAAAGTCTTCAGGGCGACCTTGTCTCCAGATGGTTTCTTGGTTCTGGAGTACGGGAAGAATACCAGGCTGAAGCTTCCTCCAGCCTTTGAAAGCGCCTCTGCTTTTTGTAATGCAACTGTTCCCTTGATAGTCTCCATCGTTATGATTTTGATGCGAAGATAGCCCCTTGGAGGGCGCGCCGAAAGGACAGAAAGCGTCATATTTCAGTCGTTTTGACCTCTTGCATTACAAACTCAGAACTTAGCGGCGCCGCGCTTTTCTTCCGCAGATTTTTGAAAAAGGTCCCAAATTTTTCATTCAAGTCACTGAAGGCTACCGATTTAACCATTTTATAAATGACACAAACCCCCAACTTTAGCCCGAAAAGTTGGAAGAAATGGCCCCTACGGAGCCATAATTTCGCACTCCAGGGAAGTATTTTTCAAACAATCCCCATACTAAATAGGTCAAAGCAGACGGAATTTGCGGTGTCAAACCGGCCTGCAAATCGATGCGAACCTTCACCTCCGGAGACTTGTCCAGCTCGACAGGCGTAGAGCCCACAACTTTCTTACAACAGTACATTGCACTCACCAGATTCGGACACTCATTCGCATCGATGCGGATGCGCGGAACGTTTCTCTCGGACTCGGCAAGCAGACGCTTCCAAAGCCTGTAATGCTGCCAATGGTAGATGGTGGCCTGGCCGAGGTTCATCAGCTTCACCCTCCATCCGTAGCGCTCAAGTGCCCTCTGCAATTTCTTGGCATCAGTTTCTGCGTCCTTCTCATACTGCTTATTGCGCTTGTTGCCGGCACGGTCATAGTAGAGGTCTATACTCTTCAGGCGGGCCGCCTCGGAGTAGAAGGCATTGATTTGTCTTGCGAGATCTTCGGCATCTTCCGGAGGATAGACATAGAACTCCTTCAGCACCCGCAGCGCATTCGAGCCCCGGTCCATCTGGGCGCTCACCACACTGGAGAAGCTGCCCGGATCGTAGCCAAGAAGCAGGCGCTGGGCCGGCTCATAATATTTCAGATGGTCAGCGGTGACCGTGAAGGTCTCCTTCAGATTGAGTTTGTCGATGATCTCGTACTTGTACGAGTCGCTGAAGGTATGCTGCTCTTCGTTCCACAGCTCAAAAAAGAGGTTGTCCCGGTTGCGGTCGCCGATGGAACAGATGGATGAAAGGAATTCGCTCATATCGAGAATTTCCTTCTGAGTCTTGAAATAGTCCAGACCGAGCACGTCACGGTTCACAAATGTGCTCGCACGCACGAAATAGGTGCATTTTTTCCGCAGTTGGCTCAAAAGCGGGCCCCATTTCCGCAATTTTGCCTCCGAAATTCGGGTTTTGACCCCATTCCGGAGGTTGATTTCGCACTCGTTAAGCATCAGGGAGAGGGTGATGATGTCGGCAACCAGCTGCTGGTCTATGTCCTTTTCGTAGTCCATGAACCAGTTGTTCTCCCCGATTGATACCCTTCCGATATCCGAAACGCCCGTAATGCCGCCGTGAAGGTGCGATTTGTAGGCTTCAGATCCGGAACCGATGCGGGAGGTACGGATGGCAGGGATGATGCGCGTGCGCACCTTCTCACCATCGCTATACTTCATCTCTTCGAGGAAAGCGTGAACAATGCTTCGACCGGCGATTGAGTCGGCACGGTCCACGGCCACCGCCTGAAGCACGGCTCCATTGGCAAAGACAATGGTGCGCTCAGGATTGAGCAGCGGATATCGAGGTGCCTGGAAGTGCTTGGGAAGATCTTTCTCTCCGACGACGTAATCCCAGCCTTCTATGAGCATTGGGCGCTCGGTACCGTCCGGCATCTTCACGTCGCTCCTGAAGGTTTCCAAGATGGTGGGGATGACGTTGGTAAAGAGCGCCACGAATGACTTGTGGGATATGATGGATGTCTCGCGAGGCATCTCCTGAGCAACCCTGAGGATGCGTCTTGTGGAGATATGCGATGTCTTACCGCCGCCTCGACCGATGACGGCGAAGAGTTTGTTCGGGTCGATGATGTTCACAAGAGCCTGCACCTTGTTCTGGTACATCTCTATGTAGTCGGGCTCACTGTTCGTCTGCTGGTTCTTGTCCATATATGTCTGCATCAGGGATATTTGCATCAGCCAGAAGCCTCTTCTTTTCGGCTTCAGTAGTCTCAAGGCCGAGGATGAGTTCCTTATACTGGGCATCCTCCGCGCGCTTGGCAATATCCATCAGCTTCTGCGACTGATAGCCCAGATCCTCAGGTCTTACATTGATATTCACAAGGTAGATAGGCGGCTGCCACTGGTGGTTCTCCTGCTCGCGCTGCTTGGTCCTGAGTTCGTGCGCCTTGTCGAGAGCTGCCTTAGCCGTGGCGAGCTTATCTGCCTTGATGGCGAGCCGTGCCAGGTCGTCATAGGCATCCGCATACTTCAAATCCCAGGCACGGGCTGAAAGGCCGTCATCCTGGTAGAAGTACTCCAGTGCATCGCGGTAGATGCACCTGGCCTGCGCGATGGTGAGCTGTGGCCATTCCTTCCGGAGGCACTCCACGGCCCTTGAATAATTGTGCTTATGGTAGTGGAAGAGCCTTGACATACTGTCCAGCTGGAGGATATAGTCCTGCATATCGACAGGGATGACATCCGATTTCCTTTGGGCAAGGAAATACTGGATATCATCCGCCTTATAGCTTTCAAGCAGTGCAAGTCTGTCTTCTTTCATACTCCAAATAGTTCACTTTTAAGGTTGTCAATCTCCTTTTGGCGCTCCATGTGGACCTGTAGCTCCAACGCATCAACATCGCCGGCCATGGCGGCTTCATTGATGGCAGCATCCAGGTCATCCTCCCTGTGGGAGCGGGATATCAGATATTCTTCGTGCAGAGGGTGTTTCTTTGAGCAGATATCGCTCAGGAAATTCATTCTGTCGATTCCTTGCAGTCCGAGTCTCTCTGCAATCTGGACCGGCCAGAGCCCTATCACGGCAAGGTCCTTCACCCTTGCGACGAAATCTTCATCATAAAGTCTAGCTGCCATAATCACCTCTTTATGAGCTCGGAAAATACATCCTTGAAGACCTGAAGAACAGCCTGGTATTTCTCCAGATTGCTCTTGGCCTTCTCCTTCTTGTCGGCATCCAGCTTTGCGCTGTTGACCTGCGAGCTGTAGCGTGCGATGTTCAGCTCGACATTCTTTCTCTCCTGAAAGTATGCCTCCGGATCACGGCGAAGCAGGTCAAAAATACGGCTGCGCTCATCCTTGCTCTCGATGAACGGGTGCTTGCCGAGAAACTTGCCGGTATTGTTGAAGCTCCGGAGTTCATTGAAACACATCTCCAACCTTGCGGCGAGCCTCACAATCTCGGCCAATGTGCTGAAATCAGACATTTCTCCCTGCGTCTGGACCTCAAGCTTCTTCAGCTCAGAGTAGCAGTTGATGCGGTCGGTGAAGATGCTGTCTGCCATTCTGACCAATGGATTGTCCAGCTGCTTCCACGGGATGTTCGGATACTGCTCGAACTTTGAGATTTTGGCTGGTTTGGGAGCCGCTGAAGAGAATCCGACGGGCGCAGCGGCCACTTGTGCCACCGGGGCTGATGCGGAGCTTCCTGCGGCCATTATTTCATCCATCGTGTAGTGGTCGAGCAGGATATATACAAGGGAGACGGCCAATGCCGAGCGGTTCCTGCTGATGGTGCCGGAGGCAGGCAGCCTCTTTGCAGCAAGCATCTGCCTGTAGACTTCAACCTTGGCTGGATCTGCAATGCTCTTTGAGATGGATTTCTTCTGTTGGAATGTGTACATAGCTGTTTTTTTAATTGAAAAACAGGGCCGTCAGATGGCGGCCCTGCAAAACACTCAAGCCGGTTATTCGGCTTCTGGAGCACCCTCGACAGAGCCGAGGTATTCAAGAGGCTGGAACGGGAATGGGCTGCTGAACGTTACGTCGCAGCTGGAGTTGTCCGAGTTCTTCTTCTTGTCGTGGTCGGTGAAGTAGTACGGGCAGCGTGGGCGGCCATAGATGTACTTCTTGCTGTTGATGCGGTCACTGACGACGATGTAGAAAGGCTTGCCATGGAAGTTCTCGATGAAATTGTCAATCTCAATCCTGTCGCCGGCTAGAGTGCCGGTGAGGGAATTGGTGGTTTCGGTAGTCACGTCACCGTTGCTGCCCTGTGATGTGGCCGCTGCGGTGAACTTGGCAAAGTCAAAGTGAGCGATGGCAGCACCTTCCTTCAGCTTCAGAGCGCCCATAGTGCGGGCGGCGTCTGATACTGTGATTTCCGGCTCTCCGGCAGAGAGGTCAACGTCCTCCTCCTGAATGAGGTGGATACGGTTGTAAATCCTCTTTCCTGCACTTTCAAGGTCGGAAACGGCAGCGATATTAGGTACTTTAATCATATTCAAAGGTTTTTAAGGGAGGGCCGAAGCCCTCCGTTGTTTAACCACGGGCAACCTCGAAGAACTTGGCCTTCTTTGCATCCCAGTACACTTTGATGTAGCTTCCCTCGGCTGCTGGAGCCCAGGCATCAACCTCTGAGAACTTGCCGGCCTTGGAGATGGTGGTAGCATTGGCGGTTGAACCGCACTCGATGCGATATACGACACCCTCCTTGGCGTTGACGATGTCACTGAGGACAGTTGCCTTGCTGTTGGCAGAGGTCTTGATAAGGAATCCGAGGTCTTCGAGATCTTCTGCCTCTACGTCCACGGTGGTAGCGTCAGGAGCGGCAACGATAGCCGGCCAGTTGCAGAAGACGAACTGGTTGCGTCCGTTGTTCTTCAGGAGCTCCTCCCTGTTCTTGAACTGCTCGCCTGCGAATCCGAAAGCGGCACCCTCCTTCCAGTAGGAAGCAGTGATGACCTCTTCAAGATGACGCTCGAAGATGTTGTTGTACTCTTCACCAGGTACATTCTGGAGCAACATTGCGTTGCCGGCAACAGTAGCGAAGATGAACTTCAGGTTGCCCATGAACGGCACCCACTTGATAGCTACCTCGTAGTTAGGCACGAGGTCAGAAACACCGGCAAAGTCGGTGTCCTTGCCATACTTGTTGCGGTACCACTCCTTGAACATAGCCCTGTGGGCTGCGCTCAGATAGATGGTGAAGGACTTGTAGTCGCTGCGACGGGTGGACATCTTCTTTACGAAGTAGATGAGCACGTCACCGATATTGGTGGAGTCGAAGTCAGCGAGTTCCTCGTCAGTGAACGGAAGCACCTTGTTCTCCTCGACGAGGTTGATGAGCCTGTGGAGGATACCGGTAGATGCGAAGTTGGTGTGGCCAGCCTCGCCTGCTACAGGCGGAACATAGCAGCCGACGATGGAACGCTGGTTGCGCTCATTGTTGATGATAGTGGCAATCTGAAGGATAATCCATTCCAGAAGAGTCCACTTAACAGGGTCTGAACCTTCCCTGTTCAGGTAGTTCAGGTATGCGTGCTCGAGAGCAGACATATCCTCGAAGCGGAGCTTGGCCATAGCCTTGTGAACATAGGCCTTCTCCGGCTGGAACTTGACGTCACCCTTGAAGACCTCACCTGCCTGGTAGGCCTGGGATACCTCAGAGAAGAGGACGTTGGTAAGAACCTGGCCGCTCTGGATGTTGGACACGGTGTCGAAGATGCCGGCGAGGGTAGGGAGAGCCACGATGCGGGCAATCACCATATCCTGGCGGATGGTGAGCTGGCGGGTGCCAATCTCATTGTCGGAAGTGAGGGCGGAATAGTCTACCTTGGCCTGTTTCTTCAGCTGGGCGAGCTGGCCGTTCTTACGGAGCTCGTTGTAGCGTGCAGATAGAGACTCTGAGTACTGACCGAAGTCTGCCTCCAGCTGCTCGCGGTCCTTGCGGCTGGCAGTGCCGTCGATGCGTCCGTTCACCAGGATGGCGTTGTAACGCCTCGTGGTGGCGAAGAGAGGGTTCTGGATGCCGAAGGCATATCCAGCGGTGTGAGGGCCGTTCACTGACGGAGTGGCGGTCACGGTTTCTGCGGGAGCAGCCGGAGCAGCCTGCTGGGTGAGCTTGGCGATGTTGGCATTGGCCTCGTCAAGGCCGGTCTTGAGAGCATTGACGCTCGCAAGAATCTGTGCAAGTCCTTCCGGGGTGTGCTCGCTGCCCTCAGGAACGCCGGTAAGACCGGCGAGCTGTGCAAGGGTGCTGGAGATTGCTTCCTGTCTGGAAGCCTCCTCAGCCTGCGCATCCTTGTAGGCGTTGAAGTCAGTGTTGAAAGCGTCCTCACCGTGGGCTTTGTTGTAAGCCGCTATGAGTGCTGCCTGATCTTCCTTGGTGAGCTCCTTCGCATCGAACTTGCTTCTGAGGCCAAGACTTTCGATAATGGCCACAAGACGCTTGAGAAATTTGTTCATTGTGCTAAAGATTTAATGAGTTAATATCTACGGATGGACTTGATTCTGTTTTGTCTGCTTCCTTGCGGAGCATCTCCAGCACCTCCTCCAGAGTAAACTGCCCGTCGATGAGAGCAGCTGTCTGGGCTTCGGGGCTGTAGTAGATTTCCCCCTTCTGGGCATCTTCGCTCACACCTTCGCGCGTGGACTTGATGTCTTCGATGAACTGGAGAGCCATCGGGTCCAGGAAGCGCCTTACGTATTCGTCACCGTTACCTTCGAGCGCGTCCGTGGTGACTTTGTTCTTGAGTGGGGAATAGTTGCTGATGTAGGTATGCTCCTCGATGCCTTCCTTCTTCAGATACTCGGACCAGTCATAGTATGTGCACATCACCCCAATGCAGCCCGCCTCAGTGAAGATGGAAGATGCAAAGATTTTGTCGGCAGCTGCCGCCAGGTAGTAACCGGCTGAAGCGGCGATGGACTCGATGAAGGCATAGACCGGCTTGGTCAGCTCCTTCACTGCCAGGAATGCCTCGTGGCATCCGAAGGCTTCGCCACCACAAGAGTCCACATATATGAGATGGGCCTTGATGGCGGGATTCTCATCGGCTGCCTTGATGTCGGCAATGAACTGCTTGGTGGAGAATCTCCAATTCGACTGATAGTACACATCCCCCAGAACAGGGTGTAAGGCTATGGATCCGTCCGGGATGTTCGGGTCCGAGAAGTCGGACGGGTATGAAAGGCCGCAGTCAGGTGGTACTGCCACGCACTCCCTGTACGGCTTCCTGTCTTTATCCTCGATAATCACGAGATGTGATGAAGCGGCGTGCTGAGGCACGGAGGCGAGGAAGAGTATTTTGATATCTTTCTGTGGCATAACTTGATTTTTCAGCAAAATTATGCCTTGCAGAGCGCTTCAGGTAGGACACTTGGGCTATAAGATTACAGGCTCAAGGCTGTCAAACGACACTTCGAGCTTCATTGCGCCGGCATACGGGGTGATTTTCAGGCGTGGCGCGGACGATGCGTTGCCTATGAGCCGGAGACTGCCGTCGCTCATCCAGAAGGCGACAAGCATCCGACAGCCGTTGTACTTCATCACCTCCTGGTTGTCCGTCACCAGGGAGAGCTCCTGCCTCCAGCTCAGCCCGGACTCTCCCTCTTCTGAGGTCTGGTCGAAGAGTATCTGGCTTCTGGCCGAGAATTCGGAAGCCCCGACCGGCATAAAGTTCAGCGGCTGCATCCTGAGGTAGTCGCAAATTTCGGGAGTTGGCTCGATGAGCGCAAAATGGGAAGTGATGGCGATAGTATTCATATCTTGTGTCGGCACTTGTGCAGTTACTTAAAAATTTTGACCCGAATTTGCCCTGAATTTCTGGGACCTCTCGGGAGGTATATTTTCTTAAAAATCACAGTTTTCCACCGGAATTGGACTTGAGGTTCCGTGCTTTTTTCTAAAGCGGAACCAGTCCTTGCGGAGCATCTCGTAGGTGATGTTCTCCATCGTGATGTGGTAAAGCTCGCAGAAGGAGTAGATGGCGTCGTGGATGCTGAGCTCGGGGTTGTTGCCCAGGGCCCCGGTCATATAGCTGCGATAGGTCATCTTGAAGGTGTGCATCAGATGGGCGGCCACAGCTTCCTGCCCGACGGGATTGAGGTAGTTGCGCCAGATGGTGTCCACCACGAACTGAGGATTCGGGCGTTTCTTGCCCGGGTCCACCTTGCGGGAGTTGTGGTTGTACTGTTTGCGGTGGGAGCGGAAGATGGCGATGCGGATGCAGTCCTCGGATCCGGAAGCTGGCACGGGCTTGTAGTCCGGAGGCACCAGGTCGAGGTGCATCTTGACGATGCCCCACAGTTTGGATTCGCGGCCGGGGGTAATGATGTCCGAGCCTCCGTTGACACTGAGGATATATTCCCTCAGGCACGGAAGCACCTTCACCGATGCGGTCTGTATGTCCTGGCTGTCTTTCATTGCGTGCAAATATAACATCATTGCCCCGTCCCTCCCTGGGACTGTGACCTTGCAAAATTACTTTCTTTCGATGATAAAAACCACAATTTTCCGGCCCTTTCGACACCCCAAAACAGAGACACACCTTCCCAAATATCGGTTTTTTACAGAACTTTAGAACTGACGGGGGTAAGTTGCTGATTTTCAGCCTATTTTTCAGCACTGTTGCTCTGAACTGAACAGTGCTGGCTCTCAGTTCTGTTGAAAATGCCTTTAGAACTGATTAGTGCTGAAACAGAACTGATATTTGAGACTGATACTCAATGCGTTGCAAAGGTCAGTTCTAAAGTTCAGTAAATATATACTTTTTTATAAGGATACTCTATTTTGAAAAAGAAGAAAATATATAAATGGGTGCTATCCGCTGATTTCCACTATGTTAAGTCCAGAAGTTCAATTTTTATTTTTTATAAAACAGAGGGAGAAGCGGGGGAGG